TACCCCGATTAAAGCAAACGCGAACGCTCTTAGTATTGTTCTTTATGAGATTGTAAGAAAGTCTTCGTATTACTTTACTAAAGCGTGGGTTGAGAATGTGAAGAGTGCAACCGATACAATCGAGGGTGTTCTTGAGACGGCCACGCAGATAGAATCAAACGCATTAAGTGCAGTTGATAAAATTGTAACTCCGGGACGGCAACCACTGGCGACGCAAACACAAAAGGGAATAGTTGAATTAGCTTCAACAACAGAAGCTAATCAATTAACTGATTTAACGAAAGCGATAACCCCCGGTACTATTCCGAAAAGTTCAACATCTCAAGAAGGGGTATGTGAAATTGCTACAAGCGCAGAAGTAGACGCCGGAACAGACACGGACGCAACGGGCGACCAGTTGGTTGTTCAACCTTCTGAAATGAAAAGAAAAACGGACGCTATAATAACTCGATTAAGCTCCTTAGAGACATTACGCATTAAGGCGGGAGGAACTTATCATTACGGCAATTTACCCGTAGGCACTACGGAAATAACTATTCCGATGGGGATAACAATGCCTTACGGATATACTATATTTTACTCTATTTTCGATGCTTCTTATAGTCAAAATATACGGTCAGGTGTTGGAGTAAAAGGGACAACTAGTTTCACGCTTAGATTATTAGAAGTGGTTGCAGATAATCAAGACATATATATTGACTGGGTAATACTTGGTGCATAATGAGCAAAATATTCAAATTAATACGACCAAAAAGTGAAACTGATTCGGATTATGAAGCTTTTGAATATCTAATTAGATGGATAGGTAAGGACGGATCCGATTATCAGTATATGTTTTACGATGCTGAACTACAACGACGTGTGCGTAACGAAATAATCAATGAAGAAAGTAGCATTAATATAGAGGCTTTAATTAATTCAGAAAGTCAATCAGTCACATTAATGGCAGACGACTTGACATTATCGGATATCGGTATTATGCTTCAATTATTCTCTAATAAATTTATAACTCGATTATTGAAGGATGGAACTACTGAGCGTTTTGTTCCTGATTCAAATAGTTATAAATATCGTTTACGGGATGGTAGATATAATATTGAATTTACTTTAATAGGCTCAAATTTGGCAGTATGGAAATAACTATAAACGGGCAATTGACGGAACTTGGTAATAGTATGCCAGCTATCACTAAAAAATCTATTGATGTAAATAGTCCCTCAACTCGCTTTATAGATTATACAAATAAATTCAAGCTACCAGACACCGTTAAAAATCGCGAAATATTCGACAGTCCACAGGGCATTGGAACGAATAATCGAAGCTTTGATAAATTATACGATGTTGTTTTAAAAGATGTATTTCAAATATTTAGGGGTAAGGGGTTTCTTGATTCAAGCGACAAGGATAGTTTTTCGTTTCAATTAGTTGATAATAGCAAAGAATTATTTAAGGCTTTAGATATTAAATTGCGTTCCATTAATTGGGATGACAAAGATACTATTTTAACGACCACGGCAATTGATGCGCTCGACGCTATAGATATAAGTACATGTTGGTTTTGGGGCAAGGCCTGCTATCATGAAAACGCTCTCATAATAAACACAGACCAGACGGTAGGGGACGCGCGTTGTTTGTATAGTAGGCCAGCCTTTTACGTGCAAGGCTTATTGAATAGAGCGGTAACATTACAAGGATATATTTTTTCAACGCCTATACCTGACTTGGCTTTCTCTTCATGCCATGACCAATTTTTCTTTACTAGCTATGAGAAAACGCTTGCAGCTACTTATAACCCCGCCGGAACATTAGCGTTATCTGGATTAGATACAAATGATTTTGAACACGCTGATTTGACGGTTACAAGTACTACTATTGCAATAGCTGCGAAGTCTACAAAATTTCGTATTCGTGGCTCAGTCACATCGGACGCAATTGTTAACATGATTATTCGAGCGACTGATAATGTGGACGGCACTAAGGTATCTGAAAGTAAATTGATAATTGGCATAGGTACACAGATAGTTGATTTTGAAAGTTCAGATTTTCAAAGCGACGACGGTAATACTATTGATATTCGTTTCGAGGGTACGGGAGCGGTCACTTTTGATGCTATATTATACACACTTCTATCTGATGAAACCGAAGACTTATCGACAAACCCGTGGCTAGGATATAGGATAAAGGCTTATGATAATTTGCCAGACTTAACCTATTTAGATTTGTTTCGCCTGATATGTGTTACTTCAAATAAGTATCATATTGTTGATACATACGCGAAAACTTTCGCCTTTGGTTCACTGGCTAATTTAAATAAAATGAATTCGGTTGACTGGTCGGACAAGTTCGTAATTGATTCGGAATCCATAACCTCAAAATTTTCTGGTTTATATCAAAAAAATTACCTTAAGTACGAAAATGATTTATCTGTTAATCCTGAATTGGGGTGGTCATATTTTGAAACTGATAACGAAAGTTTAGCAATTGAAGGTGATTATATGATACTGAAATTTGGCGCGAGTAACGAAGTGTTGAACGATATCGCACACATACCAATTTATAACTACACGACTAGAATACCCGATCAAGAAATTAAAATTAGATTGTTTGCGATGAATGTCGACAAGCTTGAATTTGGTTCAATTTCATGGTCGGGAATTTCTAGTAGTTATTATTCCGAATGGTTTAATTCTCTATACAGAATTAGGCAGATTAATGCTAATTTCAACTTATCGAAATTAGATGTATTAAGCTGGCACGAAAAACAACTTGTGTATATTGATTATTTTAAGACTACTTTTATAGTGTTGGAAATTGGAAACTTCATTCCCGGGCGATTAACGAAAGTAAAATTATTAAGCTATGGCAGATAAAAAAACCGTAATTGTAGAAATTCAGTACGATACCACCGAGGCTATAAAAAATATAGAATCGTTAACCTCATCAATTGAAGGCGAAAAAGTTGCACAGCAGCAATTGAAGGCTGAAATGGAAAAGGGTACTATATCACAAAAAGAGTACGCTATTCAAATGGAACAAAGTAAAGCGACAGCAAATAAGGCGAACGCTGAACGTAAGAATACTATCAAGCTTTTAGGTAGCGAGAAAGGTAGTGTTAATGAACTTAAGGCTCAGATTAAGCAATTACAAACACAAAATGACAATCTTAATATATCAACAAAATCAGGCAGCGATGCATTTAAGAAAAATAATGACAAGATAAAGGACTTACAAAAGACACTAAAAGAAACAAAAAATGTTTCAGAAAAAACAGGCGGTGCATTTGGGGCATTAGGCAAAAACCTATCATCTATACCGGGTCCTATGGGTGGAATAGTTTCCGGCTTTGGTGGAATGACTAAAGCGGCTTTAGCGTTTATCGCAACCCCTATAGGCGCAATTATCGCCGCTATTGTTATCGCGCTTAAAGCATTAATGACATATTTTAAAGGCAGTGAAGAGGGGCAAAATAAGCTTGCAAAAGCGATGCGAGTTTTCGGTGTTGTCGTTGGAAATCTTAAAGACTTACTAGCAAATTTAGGTGAGCTTATAATGGATCAAACAGTTGTTTGGGCGGCTCAGTTTACTAAGTTCTTTGCTAAAATTGGAGTCGGAGCGGCTAAGGTAAAAGGCTGGTTTACTGATAACACAGCAGTAATAAAGGAACAAGAAGAGGAATTGGCAGCCGCAGAAAAAGTTTTGGATGATAGACAGAAAAAAAGAGCAGAAACAGCGCAAGAATTGAAGGACGGCATAAAAGGCATAGTTGAAGAAACTAAAAAAGAGATTGAAATAGCTAAACAGTTAGCCGATAGACAGGCTGCTCTTGATTTATTAAGTAGAGACTTTTTAGTTAAGAGGGCAAATCTTGAATCTGAAATAGCCATAGCCAGAGCAAACGCAGCGGACAAAGAAAAGTTTACCGCCGAAGAAAGAGTAAAGTTTTTACAAGAAGCTATTGATAAAGAAAATCAAATATTAGAAACTACAACAAAAATTGCAAAAGAAAAATATGAACTTAAAAAGGCTCAAAATGCTTTAAGCGATTCCACAACAGAAGACTTGAATGAATTAGCAGAACTTGAGGCTAATATGGCAAATGTTGTCGGTGCTAATGCTCTGAAAAAAATGGGGCTTATAAAACAATTGAACCGGGCGCAAAAAGAAATGAACGCCGAATCCAAAAAACAAACTGATATTACCGAGGAGGCAAACGAAGCGGACAAAAAAGCACAAGACGATATTCTGAGGCGTAGAGGCGAAGCGATTATGAAACTTGCTGAACTGAAAGCCGCTGAACTTGAAGCGGAAGCGGAAACGTACGCGGAGCAAAGAGATGTTTTAATTGAAAGAGCAGACGAAGAATTGGCTGTTAAGCTCGAAAATAAGCTATTACTTGACGAAGAAATCGAGCTACTTGAAGCTGAACACAAAACACGTTTAGAAGTGATTGAGGCGACATATCAGGAAAACATTGGAGCGCAACGCGACAAAGCTTTAAAAGAGCAGTTTCAAGCTTTAGATCAGATTATCGCAGCTAGTGAAGGAATGGCGAATCGACGGGTTACAATTGGGAGTGCTGCATTTGCAAGGTTAGCGACAATCAATTTTAAAGAGGTTAAAAGCGCAAAAGATGCTTTTATAGCAATCGGTACGGCGGCGCAAGGTTTGACTAATATGATTATTGCAAACCATGAACAAGAGTACAATGATTTGCAAGGGCAAAAGGATGCCGAACTGACTTTAGTAGGTGACAATAAAGAGGCACAGGACGCTATCAATAAAAAATATGCTGTTAAAGAAGCTGAATTAAAAAAGAAACAATTTGAAGATAGCAAGAAAAAGGCCTTAATTGATGCGGCGATAGCTACAGCGTTGGCAATCATAAAAGGGCTTGCAAGTGGTTTGCCTATGCCGGGTATTCTTATGGCTGCCTTGGCCGGGGTTCTGGGTGGCGTTCAAATAGCAGCTATTGCGAAACAAAACTATACGCCTTCGCCTTCGTATGCAAAAGGCGGTATTATCGGCGGCTTACCTCACTCGCAAGGTGGTACTAAATTTGTCGGTTCTGATGGTTCGCGTTTTGAAGCTGAACGAGGCGAAAGTATGTTTATACTCAAGAAGGATGCAACAGCAGAAATTGCAGCACTTAGCCAACTTAATGAAAGCCACGGAGGGCGGTCGTTCTTTGATAGGAGTAGTAAACACTTAGCAAATGGCGGCGAAATTGATACATCGAGTATTGATAAGAGCGTCGATGCTGCTATACAAAGAACACCTATATTTGTAAGAGTAGGTGATATTGAAACCGGAATGACAGAAACATCAAACGTTAAAAGTGCGGGGGTAATTTAATGGCTTGTAGAAAAAAATTTATAGATAAGCGGACACGTTTATGTCAGCTTGCTTTAAAAGATAATAAAGCAGCAGCTCGCGAACTTAAGGACTTAGCTACGGGTTTAGAGAATTGCCGGAACACTTCGGACATAGTTCGCGCCTTATGTGAGATATTTGCTGTAAGTGAGAGAACAATTTTTAATGATTTGATTAGGTGAACAATTTTAAAAAGTTTATCAAAGAATAAAAAAGTTTAAATATTTCTATTTTAACCCCTCTAAAACGCCCTGTTTATAGGGGTTTCATTTTTAGGTTTTCAAAAAATCAAATAGTTTGAGCAAAAACTATAAAAAACAACTATTTTACTGCAATCATTACCACGCGCCTATCAATTACTTTGATAGGCTTTTTTTTTGTCTTAATTTTCGACATGGTAAAATTTGAACTTTTTAACGAAGTTGGCGACGAAGAAAAAGGCATTACCGTTGACGGTGTGCGAACCTTTTTAAATGCTAATAAAAGCGAAGATATAACCTTTCAAATTTCTACAATGGGCGGCGACCTCGCTCAAGCTATTACAATCTTTAGTCTTATTAAGTCACATCCCGGCAAAACAATTGCTGAAATAATCGGGCTTACTGCAAGCGCCGGGACTGTTATTGCAATGGCTTGTGATGAAGTGGTTATGAGTGACAACGCTCTTTTTCTTGTACATAATGGCTGGTCAAGTACAACCGGAAATGTTTACGATTTTCAAAAAGCAGCTTCCGACCTTATGAAAAACGATGCAATAATGGTTAAAATGTATCGCGAAAAAACAGGTTTAAAAGACGACGAAATAAAAGGAATTATGAAAGCTTCGGACTGGTTAAGTCCTCAAGAAGCTTTGAATTATGGATTTATTGATCGGATTGAAACGTCCGGCATAAAGATAGCAGCAAGCGTAATGATTTCAGAGGCGCGAGCGGCAAAAATTAACGAACAATTATTAATCAAACTAAGTGAGAAAATGAAAAATCCATTTATTAAAGCAAAGGCTACAGCCGATGTTATGAATGTTCTCGCACTTAAAGACGGAAACAATCTGCTTATATCAGCAGAGGAAGCCGCTACGGGTGTCGAGGTTGCGCCTCTTGGAGCTATGACACTCGAAGACGGTGAGTATGAACTTGCAGACGGTCGCAAGATTGTCGTTGCTGGTGGTGTTATTACCGAAGTTGTTGAACTTAGCGCCGAACCGGACACGGCTGAACCCGATGCGCTTGTTAATACGGTTGCTGAAATGCTGGTACAAAGCGAAGCCTCTGTGATGGCAAAAGTTGAAGCACTTTTAAAGCCTTTACAGGCGATAGCCTCAACCCACAAACCAGCTAAAAGTGTTGGTGTTGTTGGCTCTCCTTCTGCTTCTTTTTCACAACGTGATGAAATGACAGCAAAAATTGAAGCTAAAACAGCTGAGTTAAAAATCGCCGCTGAGGCTAAAAGGAAAGGAAATTAACCATGCCACTAACATTAGGAAATTCGAATTACGGCGGCGAAGTAGAGGAGAAAATTTTTCTTGAAATAGGCCTTGGGAATGAAGTTGCAAGAGAAGCTATTGCGACTGTTTTAACTGACGTAAGCGGCAAACATTCTTTGCCTAAAATGTCAAGTACTGAGCTACCGATCGGCGTATTCGCTGCTGGCGTACCGGCTGCTGAAAGTGTAACCACTACTTATGCGGAACGAAGTATCACGATGGCTCCGGCCACTGTCTACTTTGAGTTCAACCCAGACAACTGGCACGGAACTATCTGGAAGCTTT